ATTAAATATACGTCTAAGTGGTCATTTCTTAATAACTCAGCATGGTACATAAATTGACCAAATGCTTCTAGTTCTTCTGAAATGTTTTGATTTGCATAGTTTTCAATTACCTGCGCAGCTACCATTCGTGTTAACTCAGGTACAATGCCTTTTACAGTTAATTTTACTAAGTGTAAAGCTTTGCCCTCACGTTCACGCATAATTTGATTGCGTTTAGCAGTACTCCAAGAATATCCGCCATCACCGCCCCACAAATCCCAAGCAACTCGCCCTTTACTTGGAAAACCTTCTTCGCCACTGTTAAATCCAGTGGCTTTTTTGTCTACCTCATGTCGGCTAAAAAAGCTGTACATTCGCAGTACGGTTGATGCTGTTAGTGGGTCACGGTCTTTTAATTGATTAGCACGTGCTAAACCAACAAGTGTGCCGCCCGGGTTGCCTTCTTCTTTCCACTTTAGTGCACGACGAGCAGCGCTTGCCATGCCTGATGTTGGTTTATATGTCTTTGCCATAATTAATCTCTATAAGCTAAAATAATTTGTTTACACATCTTGGATCTGACAATGTCATCATCCATAAATCGGACTACTTCAATATCTGGAATGTGATCTAAGCGATGAATTGCGTCCGATAGTCCGCTATCAGGAATGTCTGCTTGATCTACGTCCCCTGAAATAATCATTTTACAGTTTTTACCAATGCGTGATAACAGCATTTTCATTTCTTCTTTGGTAGCATTTTGTGCTTCATCTAAAAGAACGATGCAATTGTCAAAAGTTGCACCTCGCATAAAGCCCAGTGGTTTAGGCTCAATCGTTTTTGCTTTTAATGCGTACTCGTAAAAGCCTTTTCCAAGACTACGAGTAAACACGTTATCAAATGGTTCTAGATATGGAGCATACTTCTCCTCTAGTGTACCTGGTAAAAATCCTAGCCCACGTCCTGTTTCTACATTGGGTCTAGTCAGAATAATTTTCTGAATACGTCTATGAAAGAGTTCTCCCGCTGCATATGTTGCTGCTACATACGTTTTACCTGTTCCAGCACTTCCTACTCCAAATACGATTTGATTAGATTGAATTGCTCTCAAGTACTCGCCTTGTATAAAGTTTAGTGGTTTTACATCTGTAAATCCAAACTCTATCGGGTTGCGCTCCAATTGTACTACATTGTCGCGTCTTGCTCTTTTACCACTTGCCATAAACTTCCTTGTAAGGTTGATAAAATCGGTCTAGTAAATTATATTATACCAGACCTGGATACATCTGTCAAATATAAATTTACTTTTTCTTAACGTCTTCAACCTTTGTGGCTTCTAATTTTTTGTGTATTTTAATTGTTTTGCACTCTTGCTGAGGTTTGCCAGCTTTATCTAAAAGAGGCTTACCAGCTTTGTCTGTTTTGTCTTTACAAACCTTTTGGGTTTCTGCTTCGGCAAACGCTGTGCAAAGTGCTAAACTAGCAACAAGTGCTGCAATAAATTTTTTCATTTGGTTTCCTTGGTTGATGCAAACTTTTCGCTTGCTGTAAATCCTAAACCTGCTATTACAATATACATCATAGAATCAAATAGTTTTTGATCTATTTGATACCCAAACATCATTGCTATAAAAGCTGAACCGCACAAGAAAAAAGCAAGAAAAGTAATTACTCGCTTACTGCTAATGGCAGGATCTTCTGATAACATAACTTTTAATGGACTCATTTAAAGCTCTGGGTGAGGGGCTTGAACTGGTGCAGGCTTGCCATTAATATAAGTAATATTAGTAACAGGAGCAGCACTAGTTCCGTTAAATCCAGCTGTAGTTTGAATAGGTGCTGTAAATGCGGGCTCTATTTTCATTGGATTAGCTTTAGCATAAGTATTGGAATTTTCTTGTGCTTGCTTAATCATATCCCGCTTCATTTCCATTTCTTCTTTACTACCGCCAGCTAACATAATTCCTGACAGTGTACCTGTTAAGAAAGTAGCAATTGGAATAATCATCTCAAAAAACTTTTGGTCAATTGGGCTAATAGCGTTCAATGGCTGGGTAATGAAAATAATTGAGTATAAAACTACGAATACAATACCAGTTAGTGTCAGCGCAAGACAAATGCCAATAAAGAATTTTAGGCGCGCCATTAGCTGATCTTCAGTATAAATAATTGAGTTACTTTCCACAGTTAGTTCCTTGTGTTGGAGTAGTACATTGGGCTGGTGCTACAGATGTTGTACTTGTTGATGGAGGTCCAAGGCGCGGGTCGCGCTGACCTTTAAAAATGTGTTCTGGACAAGTTCGTGTAACATCACACACAGGAGGCTTACAGAAATCTTTGTCCCAGTTAGCAGGGTCTTGGCATGGGTATCTAAAATTGTCCTTGCCGCAAAACGCTAAAGTCAGAGGTAATACAAGCAATATAATTGCCCATTTAAATAATTTTAAATCATTATGCATCTCTTATAAGCCTACTTTTCCTAATAGTAAATTAACGATTCTATTTGATAAATCGTCTGGTAAAAATTGTAATAATCCTAAGAACCACCAAGCTATACAACCATAGATAAATACTTTTAAGAACATATCAAATTGTTTTTGGTACTCATTCATCGTCCGCACCTGTTAGTGGTTTGACAGAAATCTATCATTTCATTAACGCCAACAAACATCATAAATAAAACAAAAGCAGAAACTGACAATATAATAGCCATTTGATTTAATTCTGCTTCTTTTTCTTTTTCACGTTTTTCTGCTTCACGCAATTTACGCATTTCAATGGCATCGTCACGATCCATTTCTGCTTGGCGAGCTTTAATCTTATTCCAAACATCAATTTTGCCTGTTTGCATGAATAACATTTTAAGTTCTTCTTCAAATGCTCTGGCTTGTTCAAGAGCCATTTCAATTTGAAGAGCTGCACCTAAGTTTGAGCCTTTTTTGGACTTCTTTGCTTCTATTAAAGCTTTCGTAGCCGCACTTTTAGCATCAAACATTTTGCCAATCATTGGAGCAAGGGATCCTAAATCATTTGCAACTTTGCTGGCTTTTTTAACCATTGAAATAGCAGACTGTAAGCCTGCTAGTGCCGTCATCGGATCAATCATTTTTTCTTCCTCCACTCTAGGCAAACTACTTTTCTACTATATACGTCTCCCGACCATTTCCATCTTACACATTCATATTCTGGTTTAGTATACCCTAACACGAATGTTAGTATTAGGGCGGACATTACTTGTTAGCTAAAGGATTATCTATAGCTTTTTGTATTTTTGAGTCTACTTCTGCTCGAAGTGCTCTGATTTCAGCTTGCTGCTCTTTTTGGTTTTTTACTAGTTCACGGTTAATGTCTTTGAGCGTAGCATCAACATCACGCTTAATTTCTTTCATGCCGCCATCAGTTAAGCGCTGATCAGTTTTACTGCTACGTTCTACACTTTCAACAACACTCTCTAATCTGCGGACGTCACTTTTAAGATCGTTTTTAATATTATTTGTATACTCAGTCATTTTACTAGTATTGGCATCCAGTACTTCCATCTTTTTATAGATTTCAGTTAAATCTGGTGTAACATAATCAGCAATCTTTTTCTTCATGCCCATGTAGTCTTTGTATACTTCAAAAGTACCATACAGACCACCTAAGGCAGAACTTACAATAGTAGCTGCAACCATTAGTTTAGCTGGTGTAAATTCGTATCCGCCAATGCTAATAACAGTATCTTTTGATGCGTACTTTTTAGCTGCGGCTTCTAGCTCATCAACTTTTTTATTTAAATCTTCTGCCATACTAACTCCTATTTGTATTGCAGGTTTACTAAGTCTCGATGCTTTTGATCCGACCCTAAACCGCGTAAAACTCTAACATTGTCTACAACCATCTGGTTCTTGTAAACTTCCTTTGGTTCATAAAAACTTGCGTCACGTAATGCAAAGTTTGTGTAACTTGCATAGCTTTGTGGTATTACCATCATACGTTCTAAAGCCACTCCCGCTGCGGCTTCATTTGGCTGTGCGTTGCGATTTACTTGTTGTACAGATTGCTCTTGCTGTGTTTGATTTTGCAAGGTTGGCAAGATTATTTCTCGTAGGGGATTATTACGATCTGCAATAAATCCTGCAATTTGTTGTGGTAGTTCTGCTTCTTGTTGCTTTTGAGCTTGCGCTTCAAACAATCCCTGTGGTTGAGTACTTTGGATACTTTCCACAGTTACTGGAGCATTTAACTGCAACTGATTTGACTGTTGCTGCTGTTGTGTAGTACTAAACGTTTGTGACGCTTGTAATCCACTAACAGTATTTTGCTGTTGTTGTATGCTTGCTGCAGCTGAGGTTCTGCTACTAGAACTGCTTAATTGTATTCCAGTACCTGTAAAAGCTGTGTCGCTTGTTACAGAAGCACTAGCAGAGGAGGCTGCGGTGGAGGTGGCTGTTGCTACGGCTTTATCGCCTGCGGCCTGTGCCTCTGCAGTAGCAGTAGCTACTGCTTGTTGCTGTATAGCTTTTTCACGATCACTATTACGCGAAATTAAATTCAGTGCAAAACTTAAGTTACCTGGTGTTGCAACAGATTTTTCCTGTGTAACGGCAACTGTGGCCGTTGTTTGAGGTTGCGCTGCTGGTTGCACTGCAACAGTGCTGGTACTAGCTGTAGCTACTGGTTGTGTAACGGGTGTAGTCGTTTGTTCTGGTGCAGTTTGTGTTACTGGTGCAATTTCTTGTGTTGCAGTTGAAGTTGCTGGCATTAGTTTTGCTAATGCATCTAAGTAACCTTTGCAAGTTGGTGAAGACAGTGGGTTTGATGCACAAGGATCAACCGAGTACTTTAGTGAGAAGCTAATATCATAAACTTCAGGTCCATAGGGCCCCGCCCAACCATTGTTATCCCGACCAATAAAACCATACTGTACTTGACCAATACTAGGTGCCGCTAGTGGCGTTTGGAACGTGTCTGAGTAGTTAAAATTTGTCCAGTTATATTGGTAACTTAAATTCCAAGCATTACCGTATAGTAAGTTAGAAGCACCACGACCACCAGTACTGTCCCAAAAACGAACAAGTGCTGTTAATTGATCTGTCATTCCATTGTCCCAACCATTACCGTTTTTGGCTCTAAATCCAAAATTATAGCCATTAACTACTAAACCTGTTGATTCTGGCAACAATGTGTTAACATATTGTTGCTGGTAAACATAAGTAGAGCCGTAGCTAAAGTTTAATTGATTGCCTGGGCGTACAATAGCTTGTGGTCCGCAATATCCTGAATCTCCATACGCCCAGCAAGTTAAATTATCTTGATATACTGCACCTGTCCATGTTGAACCAGTTACAGTAGTTGTTGGAACAACAATATTACCAGTTGTATAGGTTTGACCTGGTACTAATTCCTGGCTATTAGAATAGCTTGTGCACAAGAACGCCCAACAAAGCACCAATACCAATTTTCTTAGCAGTGTCATCTATTTTCTCCACTTTGTCTAACTTAGGCAACTTATCGGGGTTTGCTTCCCATGCAGCACGAGCCTGTTCACCAATTTTGCCTTCGTAAGGGCAGGGTGTACCAGCGGCTAACATGGCATCAAACACGCGACGATCTTGACACATTGTGGCAACTGCTGCTACTTTCATGCCCATATCAAATAGTGTTTTTGAAAGTTTTAAACGCTCGCAGTTCATATCACGAGTTGTTCCGCCTCCTGAAACACCAAAAATCTGTGTTTGTACAGAGCCACTAGTGCCTGTTGAACAAAGGTCAGCGTTGCCACCACTCATCATTGTAGGCGCTACAGCAGTTGGAGGTGGTTGAATTACACGTTGTGTAATTGTAGACTCGTTGATGTTGCGGTTGGTCATTTCACCTGAGTTAATATTTTGATTAACATTGGTGTTGGCATTTGTATTTTGATTAACATTAGTGTTTGTAGAAACCGCTGTTGAAGTATTCTGATTAATGTTAGTCATTGAGCCTGACTGGATATTATTATTTGTAGATGTTGAAGTACTGGTATTAATATTGCGATTGGTCATATCGCCAGTATTAATGTTATTGTTAGTGTTTGTTGCAGTTGACGTGTTAACATTATTGTTATTATACGTCATTGTACCAGAGTTAATATTATTGTTGGTATTTACTGATGTACTTACATTATTATTGTTGTAAGTCATTGTGCCACTATTAATATTATTGTTGGTATAAGTCATTGAACCTGAATTAACATTATTGTTATTATTGGTAACAGTTCCTGACTGGACATTGTTGTTTGTGTTTGTACTAGTACTGGTACTTGTATTAACGTTATTATTAGTATTGGTACTATTAACTGTTGAATTACTGGTAGCAGTGCTTGTACTAGTACTATTATTTGTGGTATTAACTGTACTGGTAGAATTACTGGTAGAATTTGTATCTACCAGTGACTTTGAATCGTAAGTTCCTTGGTTAATCAGGGTTTGAGCACTCGCACTCCCTGCTATTACTATTAATAAAGCTGCTAAAACCTGTTTAACCATATTACGCTCCTAGTACATGCTTGGCATGTTCATAATGTTTTTTACGATCTTCTAATCCAATAGTACCACCATTGATACGTTTAGTTAGTGTGAGGATATCGTCTTTATCCGCCCACTGATTTAAGTTATTTGTTTCCCAGAACCAGCATGCTGACTGAGCGGCTCCTTCAAAGCTTTCCATGTAATCTGAAGCTTCTTCGGGTGTGATTTGTAAACTAGCAGCAAACCAAAAATAGTTATCTTTGCCAGTTAATTGAATAAGACCGCGACCACAGTAACGATAGCCGTCTCCAGACTCTTCAGGACCATTGCCCATTCGGTTAGCATATACTTTATTTGCGATTGCTTGGGGCTTGTTTGCAAACTGGGCTGCCATCTCGTCTGTTGGGAAATACTTAGGAAAAATCTTACGTAATGTGACTGCACGATAATTTAAATTCTCTTTGATTGCTGTAAATCCACCCGATTCATGAGCACACTGTGCTAAAAAAGCCGCCATACGTTGCGGAGTATTGATTTCATAGTCTGGCAATAATTTAACTAGTGCATTATGCCAGTATTCAATGTACGGATTCTTAGGAATAATTTGTTTTAGTTGATCTATTCGTAATTCCATTACTTTAATCCTTCATAAATAATTTTTTGTTCACGATACCAACGTTGCCACGCCTCCAGCTTTACAGCACACATATAGTATTCTGAATAATTAACTGTAACAGTTTTTGCCACGTCAGATAGCTTGGCTTGCTCTTCAAGCTTTTTAAGGTCTGGGCAAGGCTCTTGTACTATTTTGCCTGGTGCAGCTGGAAATTTTGCTGTAACTGGAACAGTTGTGGAGCAGGCGCTTAATGCTAAGGCTAGTGCAATTACTAGTAATTTCATTTCTTTGGTGCCTCCGCTGCACGATTGTGGGCTGTTACAAACTCTTGGGGAATTACACAGTTAGTATCATACTTAACTACTTCACGATCTACATACTTAACAATATTTTGTCCACGCTCTTTTACTACTTGCGTTTTTACAATTGTTTTTTCTACAATATCAGTGTTTGTAGTTGCCGACTTAGCTTCTGCTTCAGCTACCTTAACTTCTAGCTCTTTGACTCGTGCTAACCAAGCATCGTTATTGGCGATAGCACCTATCATGTAAACACTAAACACAACTGTTAAAGCACCTGCTATTTGTACTAATTTTGCTTGTGGCAATACTCGAACAAAGTATGTAACCAAAACTGCTGCAACGCCCGCTAGTAAGGTTAAATAAAATAGCCAGTTAGGTAAAAATTTTAAAATCCACATTATTTAGGGCCTCCATAGTGATACCAGTAGTCTACCCACTGTTGCTCATACTTCAGGAAATAATTCTTTATGTATGTAATCATGGAGTTGATCATCATTGAATCCTAATGATTTTAATACTCTTGGAGTATGTGGGTTACATTTTTGCTGCTGGCAGTAGTAATTTTGCTGTTGAGTAAAATTATATTTTTCTACCTGCTGCTCGTAGGTTAGGTTAGGTCTATGCTTAGAAATATTGTCCAAGTAGTGAATCAAGGATTTTTTACTGATTTCTAAGATAACTGACAGTTCGTAGTCTGTGTTAATATTACCTGCTGCAACCATGCGCGGACTAAAAATATTACGAGCCCACTCTGGCAATTCTCGTGGCTTTGACCACTCTGTGGGTTCTACAAATTCTTCAAACCACTTGCACAGTGGGTGTTCTGGATCGCCAGTCGGTGAAAAGTCTAAGAACGCTCCAGTAATTTTATTTGTGCCCGCAACAATATCAAACCCATATATAGGTGCTGCATCAAATACTTTTGGAAATACACACAGGTGCATCATCCACAATTTTTTAGACTCTGATACATCAATTACGTCTAAATTGGCACGTCGCACATAACAACTAGTAAAATTCTTAGTGTACCATTCTGAGGTGTTTTCACTGGGCGAAATAAAAGCCCGTGCCTCAAGAATTGCTTCCAATTCTTTGGCATGAGCTTTTAATTTATTGAATATTGTACTCATTGGCTAACTCAGTAAATAGTTCTATAGCAAAAGCAAAACACTCATTTGCCTCTGCCGCCATGGATACGTTTAGTTTTTGTCGTAGGGCAGCAATCAACTCACTGCGATTATCAAAGTCGTACATAGTGGCATCACCAGGAACAACTCGTTTAATCATTTGACCACCATACAAGTCGCCCATATGACGAACATATAAGTGAGCCAAGATTTGATCTGCACTTAAATTTCTGTTGATGATGTAATTGATATATTTTACTGTACTAGGGTACAAGTTTGTTTTACATTTTGGTAAATTATCAAAATCATCGCCGATTTTCATGGTTCGCTGTATTCCATTTAAGCCGTCTAAAAGGCCTTTTCTTTGAGCCGCTGCTTCAAGGGAATAATAAATCGCTTGCTGATTATATAAAAAATCAGCATAGATAGCTTCAGAAATCTTACCACTTAATAACAGCTTGGTAAAAGGGTGAGCTTCTGCAAGCACGTGGTTATCGTGGGTTAACTCTTTTAGTGTGGTCATAAACTTTGTTTGTTTTTGTCATATCAGCACAAGTATACTTTTGGTAACTTGCGGTTAACTGTTCAGGCATTGGTATTGTTTCAATGGCAACTCCAAAACTTTCAGCAACTTCTAAAAAGCTTTTGGTAGTGCCTGTACCAACATTAAATATACCTGATTCTTGACTGTTTAAAAAAGCCAGATGAGTAGCAACTACTTGCTCAACTGGTACAAAATCTCGTAGATACTGTTCGCTGTGTTCAAACACACGAACAGTACCAGTTTCACGGGCTTGTTTACCAAACTGGTGATAAGGGCTAGCTTGTGAGCCTTTGTGATCTTCACCAGGTCCGTACACATTAAAGTAGCGAAAGCCTTGTACTACGTTGCCGCCTTGATGTTGTTGGTGATAGCGTTCAAATAGATACTTTGACCATGCATAAGCATTACGTGGATCTACAGGAGCAGTTTCACAAAAATCTGTGCCTAGACCATATACGCTTGCCGAACTAGAATACTGTAAGTTTACACCATAAGTTTTGCAAGCATCGAATACCTGTCGACTAAAGTCGTAGTTTTGGCGCATAACCTTGTCAACGTCACGCTCAGTGGTTGAGCTTATTGCGCCAATGTGAATAACCCAGTCTTGTTCCATAATACTGGGCATATTGCCGTCTTCCCACTCAAAAACGCTGATCTCGTGGTCTGTACTCAGCAAGGCTTGTAACATATTCTGTCCAATAAAGCCTTTGTGTCCTGTTAGTAAAATTTTCATTCAAAGTATGTGCCTACGTTAAAGGCTTTGTCGTCTATCCAAATGTCGTATGCTGGTTTACCTGTTTTGGCAGTAGTGTACTTAACACCCCAGTCGCTTAGTTGTTGTAGTGTAAGTTCTAGCCAGTCTTTGCCACTGTTACCGCCACGTGCAGTCCAGTAGTGTATTTCATTGCCAGCACTATACAGCTTGTTAAAATATTCTATACGTGTTAAATAAGGTTCGGCGTTTTGGTAGTCACCATTAGTATTAGTACAGATTGTACCATCTATGTCTACAATATATTTCATGCTTGGCTGTCGCCTTTGCCAACACGGTAGTTGTCTTCAACTGAATCTGGTGTTGAAACTTCAACAATAGTACCAGCCTCTACGCAGATTAGTTGATGTGGTAGCAGTGGCGGATTGTGCCAAACGTCTCCAATACCGAGTACATACTCTGTTTGCGAAGCGTTGGCTGTGTTTATAACTAACACCTTAAATTTGCCACTTAACACATACCAAGTTTCGTCTTTGTGGGCATGAAAGTGCATTGAAAACTTAGCACCTTCGTTAAACTGCAATAATTTACCACAGTATTTGTCATTGGTAGCCCAGATGTTTTCTGAACCCCAGCCTTTTTCCACAAAACCTTCAAGCCTCATCGATTTCTTTCAATTGTGGTGCATACACACCAATGTGTTTTACTGTTATTGCTGCTGCGCGATTAGCAAATTGTATAGCTTCTGGTATGCTGTTTGTTTGCAAGTACCTGTAAACTAGTGCAGCTAAAAATGTATCACCAGCTCCGCAAACATCGGCAACCTCTACCACAGGTGCTGGGTACATTTGACCAGCATACTCGCAGCCTTGTTTGCCAAGTGTTACTATTGTTTGTGGTGGCAAGGTTTTAGCTAGTGAGCTTTCTAAGCTGTTGATTTTTACAAAAGCACCTTCAAAACGTGCAAGATCTGTTTTCTTTGTGTCTATGAACACAGGGCCATTAAATTGTTTTAGTACTTGTTCTACTAGTTCGTAGCTAATGCAGCCTTTGTTATAGTCTGAAATTACTATAGCGTCATAAATTGGCGGGATAGTAACTGCAAGCTCTATTGGGCCGCCTTTAGCATCCTGATCTAAACGCATAACGTGCTGATTGCTACGTTCATCTATAAATCGAGTTTTTGTGCCGCCTTCTAGTGTAAGTAGGCTAACATCACAACCAAGGGCTTTTAAGTTTTCTTCTACGTTACCCGCCATACCACGACGATTTTCTTCGTATTTGGGTACAAACACAGGTACAGGCGCTTCCGGACTTAAGCGATCTATAGTGCCGTACACATACTTATCTGTGCAGGTGTCGCCTAGCAATAAAATTTTCCAGGACTTGGGTACTTGAGAAAGATGTTGATCTAGTATAGAATCTAAGTTGTTTAGCATATTCCGAACCGATTACGGTTTTATCTTTGTAGTCAGACCCAACAACCATTATGTCAGGTCTTAATATTTTTACAGTTTGTGTTAATTCTTGATCACTATCAAAGACTACTACTTCATCAACTGCTTTTAAGTTTTCAAGTAGTTTTTGTCTGTGATATTGTGGGTTTAGGGGTCTGTCCAATCCCTTTTTACTGGCGACTCGGCTATCCGAATCTATTGCTACCAGTAAAAAGTCACCTAGACTTTTTGCATAATTAAGCAAGTCTAGGTGGCCTGGATGTAAGACGTCAAAAGTGCCGTTTACAAAGATTTTCATTGTTGTTTAATTTTTACAGTGATTAGCTTATCATACTCTGGTAAGTATAAGTAGTCAATACCAGTTTTACTTAATGTCCACAGCGCGTCATCAAGAGTTTCTACTAGCGGCTCTCCGCCTAAGTTAAAGCTAGTATTAAAGATAATAGGTACGCCTGTTTTATCTTTAAATGCTTTGATTACATCGTAGTAGTGTGGGTTTTCTTCGCGCTTAACAGTTTGAATACGGCAAGTACCATCTACATGAATAATTGCTGGAATCTTGTGCTCAACACCTGGTTTGCAGTTTACAGCATACATCATATGTGGGCTGTTTGGCATACCACGAAGATCAAACCATTCGTGTACGTCTTCTTCTAAGATTGAGCCTGCAAAAGGTCTAAAATATTCACGATGCTTGATTTCATTTACAAAATCTTTTCCGTCTACAAAAGTAGGATCAAACATTAGTGAGCGATTACCTAATGCACGCGGCCCGTTTTCTGAACGTCCTTGGAACATTGCAACAATGTTCTTTTGTGTCATTAAGTTAACTATATCTTCTTTCGTGGCGCTATGAACTTCGGCTTCATAGTGTGCAGCAATACGTGCAATATCTTCTTCAGAATAATTATACTGCGGGCCAAGATAAATCTCTCTTGGATGATTGGCTGCAGTAGATTTAGTAATTTGGTGATATCCCCATAAGGCAACCCCAATAGCTGTTCCACCGTCATTGCTAATAGGTTCTACGTATAGTTCTATACCTTCTTCTTGCAATGTTTTTAAATAGAAATAGTTAGCTACGCAGTTCAAGGCATAACCACCACTTAATACTACCTGTTTTTTACCACTAAGTTGTACCGCTTTGCGAATCAATTGTAGTACTTGTTCTTGCGTTTCCGTTTGGCATGCATATGCTAAATCTCGACGATTCTGGGTTTTAGTAACGTCCCTGCCTGTAGTCAAAGCTAATTCACTGTACATCCCTGCATTGACCATAGCACCGTTAGGATATCGTGGTACAATTACATTTCTGTCACTAATTGCTGAAACTTGTGTATTAGTAAATAACTTAGGAATTTTTTCATTCTTTTTACCGTATGGAAACAGTCCCATAGTTTTACCGGCTTCAATAGAACTAAATCCGCAATATTCTGTTACAGCTTCATAGACTTTTGTAATACCCGCATTACCACTAATAAACTCAATATGAAAACCTGGTTCACCAAATCGCTCAGAACTCTCTGATTCATTGTAGTAACCTACAATACTATCTCTACAACCTAAATGTTTATATAAGGTTTTGAAATTATCTGGATAGCTACAATCTAAAAGAGTTTCTGTTTCCCACAAAATAATTGGTTGATTACCAAAGTTTGCGTTATACATTGTACCTGCACCGTCAACAATAACAGCTACAGCCTCTTTGAAACCACTGCGATAAAACGCAATGGCTGCATGAATTTTGTGATGAGAGTGACTTAAATCAATAACTTGAGGATGTTCAAGGTTATTTTGTTTTCTACTTATTAAACCCATTTTACGGGCTAAGCCCGTATAAACATCGTCCCCACTATAATCAACCTTACCAGCATCTTGTAACGGTTGAGTATGTGAAACAAAAATATAGTCCAAAGTATCTGTATACTCTTTAACTTTCATCATGGTGGCATAAGGCCCACCATCATACTTTTGTCGGCTTAGTCTTTCTTCTTCAAGAGAGAACACAATTTTGCCGTCTTTTAGTAAGCAAGCTCCTGCGTTATGTCCACGAGCAATGCCTAAAATATATCCTGTTTGTTTCATATTATGTTAAATTTTGTTTCTTTGCAAAAGGAGGGGTTTGTACTCCATGAGAGCAACTAGGGCTGTGTACATGGGCGTCAACTACTTGATCAAACTTTTGTTCTTTTTGTTTAGTTTTACCTAACTTATCAGTAACTGACTTTACAATACGATCAATAGTCTTATCTTCTAAAACCATTAAATCTTCGTTTCCTCGTTCTACGAAGAAATCTGTTGTTATCCTAATTGGTGAATATTCTCGCTTGTCTTTGCCATTATCAATAATATTAAAGTTTTTATTTCCTGGATAAGAAATATTCTCAGGATATGTAGAACCTATAACCACAGTTGCGGGTTTATTCAAAGCATTAGCAAAATGTTGCCCTACGCTATCACAGCCTAAGAAATAATCGCTAGCATTAATCACACTCATCCACTGTAATAAGTTTAGTTGATCTGGTACAGCTGCTTGCATAGGCTTATCTACTGGGATCTTAATATCTGAAAATAAAATTACTGCGTAGTGTTTGCCTAATTCTTCGACTATTTTTATAATATCGCGTATTTCAAAACTTCTGCCTGATTCATCAATGATAAATCTACCGTGCTGCTTTGCTCCGCTACCAAAAGGTTGGAATACAACCGTTTTGTCTTTTTGTAGTTGTCCACGTATTTGGTCTACAAAATTATATCCAAAAACTTGATCGCCTTTGCCAATATCAGCAGAGAATTTTTTGGTTTCTGGTATATCTTTTAAATCATTAACAAGTATATCAAATGCTTGTATAAGATTAACT